TGTAGTGTCAAGTATGACTAAATTTACCTAATGAGAGCAAATTTAACTACACTAATGGAAATAATTCCATTAGGTCGAAGGTGAAGGGTACATCAACAATGTTGAGTACATTCTTAGCCCACCTCCTTTGTGGAAAGAAAGTTTCTCCGGGGTCGAATTCCCGGTAACCAGCTTCTTCCCAAAGCCAGTAATTCAGTTTCGCAAAGAAACCGTTCGAAAGTCCAGACATAACAGTTTGACCTAGTATGCGCTGTCTTGTTCGATCAAGATTACCAACAAACTTCTCAGGAAAGAGAGCTGTTTGCAGTAATTCCTCTAAAGGACGGAAAATTCCGCCGCCATATTTAGAATATCCCAAGAACTTAAGTTCTATACCGATATGACTAAACATAACTTTACTCCTGTTGATGATACCACCTAATTTACCAATGATGCTTATAAATCTTTCAATGTCAAAATCTTTCTCAACACTAAGAGCTACATCATCGCCAACAGCGAATAATCTTCCGATGATCTCGGATTCCGAATGTCCCATTTCAACTAACGCGTAAACACTCCACCATATGGTAACGAGCGTATCCACTAACTGAGTGAACCCTGATCCAGACGGTTCACCACCATATTTACGATAAAGTAATCCAGACGGTAGTAAAATTGGGGTACGACAATTGTAGTACTGAAGGAAGGAGAAAACATTCTCATTCCGTTCAACTGATGATTTTGTGAAACCAAAATGGAACCACGTCCTCATCAAAGAGAAAGCCCAGTTGATAAAATCTGGCCCGATACAAGTATCGAGTTTAGAAATATCAGTAACTAAGCCTGATCGACCTTCGGAAAAAAGGTGATCAATAATGAAAGGTAGAGCCTTTGTCATATTCCTACCTGTAGTATACGGTATCTTACCGAATACTTCAGTGATCCTTTCGATCAATGGAATGACAAATCGCATCTCCATCACTTTCACTTCTGCGGGGTAAGCCCATACGCCTCTAGCTTTGATCTTGTGTTCTAACTCATCCTTCCGAAGAAGACCTGGTCTAACACCAATCATGCATGGAGGGGCACGAACCTGTGGAGGAGATAGAAATTTTGCAAAGTGATTGAGTCGTTTAGCTTTATCATAGATAAAACCTAAACACTCTCCCTGCGTGGCGTAAGATCTACGCAACGGTAGACCTGGCGAAGATGTCATGTCCAAATGGGGTATAATATCAAGCCAACCTTTATAATTTAGGTCAATAGGGTTAACTTGTCCAATTGAAGCGAACATCTTTGCTACAATCTGATCCGTTCTGCGGGACGTAGGATTGGTTGGTTTATCCTTCCAAGTCCTATCAAATAATGCAAAATGTTTTAGTACTCTTTCGGGTGTACAAGGGTCACGACAATACGTCTCCTCTAAGGTACGGGTGACTTCAGGTGCTTTCTTCTTTAGTACATCCCTAAACCATGGGTCAAATTTAGGAACTGAATAATTATATGAATAACCATCAATTCTTCCAATTAACTTCATAGTTGATTTCGGCTTGTACTCGAAGACTGTTTCACCACCTTCGTGTATTGTAACGTTCCTCTCAAGTGGCTTCACCGTTAACGGCGGTGCCTTGAGCCCAGATGATCCGGTTGGACCGGCAATCATCCCGAGATGCTCCATACGTTTCAAATATGGTATCATCCCTTCAGGGAATAAAGCAGCCAGCTTTATTCTCCTTTCCAATGCTAATGCCCTAGCATAAACATTGGTTGGTAATTCGTGTGTTTCAACAGGCATAATGTATTGTGAC